GCCGCGTCTTCGTCGAGCCCGCGAGTCTCCGCGATGATCTCGGCGAGGATCGAGTCCAGCGGTGCCGCCGAGTCGTTCAGCAGCTCTTGAGTCAGCTCGATCGCGTCGGGCTGCCACGAGTGCACCGGGATGCGCTCCTGGCCGAACTTCGGCTGGTTCTGCACCGTTGGCGCGGTACCACCAGTGACGTACCCTTCCGGCTTCCACGAACCGACGAAGCCGGTGCCGTAGATGTCGGCGTTGTTCGTCGCCGACTGGATCGACGGAAAGACCAGCACGCTCGACCCGGTCGGGATCACGCGCGCCAGGTTGCGCACGACGGTGAAGCCCGCGAGATCGCGGATCACCTCGGACCGGAAGTCCTCGGGTACGAGGAACCCACCGAGGTCGCCCTGGGTACCGAGAAGCGCGTGCTGCTCTTGCGGGCCGAGGCTCGCCAGCAGCTCGCGCATCGCCTCTTGCGCGGCACCGAGACCGTGCTTGACGTAGGCGATGAACCCGAGCTTGTGCGCCGCCTTGTACTGCTCCCGAGTGTCCGGCTTCGGCGCCGCCGCAGTCCTCGCCTGCACACCGCTGACCGGCTCCGTCAGCTCGCGGCCGAACGACTCCAGCTTCAGCTCGCGCTCCAGGCGATCGAGGTCGCCGCGCAGCTTCTCAGCGTCGGCGTACTGCTTGTCGAACTTCGCCGACAGCTCCCGGACGTCCTCGCCCTTCTCCTGCTTCTCGGCGATCTGCTTGCCCGTCTCCCGGGCATCGAAGATCGCTTTCCCGTAGGCGTCGCGCTTCTCACGAATCTTGCTGTCGAGCATCGCTGTCGTCTCCCTTCCCGGGTTACGGCGTGAGGGCGTACGCCCCGAGCTGGTCGAGGGCCAAAGTGCGCAGCTTGGAAGCGACGCTCGCGGCGATGAGCCGCTGCTCGTGAGCGTCGACGTCGGCGCGCGTCTGCACGTCTTCCGAGTCCGGTTTCGACTTCGGCTCCGCGGCGTCGAGCAACGCCTGGAGCGCGGTGATCGCGTCGCTCACCAGCCCGCGATTCCGGCCGCTGAGCACCTTCCCCTCGTGCGCCTCACGGAGCAGCGCGGCGCACGCCGAGAAGGCGAGCGACGTCGTGTCCGGATCGGTGGCGTCGAGGACAGAGCGGAGGAAGGTGTCGAGCTGTCCGCTCTCGATCGCACGGCGAGCGGCGGCGTGAACCGCCTGGATCTTCGCCATCGGATCCGCGGCGAAGGTGACGAGGCTGAACTCCCAGAGCTTCGCCTCGAAGATGTGCCGCGTGACCGGCCGGTTCTCTTCGTTCGTGCGCTCTTCGGTGCGCACGGGATCGAACCCGATCGACAGCTCGTCGATCACGCCGTCCCGCAACAGCGTGAGCGCGTCCTTGCCGAGCGCCGTCTGGCTGATCTTCGCGGTGACCGCGAGCCCCTCGTACGTCTCGACCATCTCGGTCGGAACGCCGATCGGCTTCGAGGTCTCGTGCTGCCAGAGCACCTTGACGCGACCGCGATCTTCGAGCAGCGTCTTGGCGAACGCGCCGCGCTCGATGATCGTCGGCACCCACGCGTCGACGACCGACCCGAACACCGACGCCATGCCCTTGAACGAGCCGGCTTCGAGGTTCACGTCGGAGGTCGCGAACTTCGCCGCGAAGGACTCCAGCGGGCCCGCCGTCCGGTTCAGCTTCAGTCGCATCGCCCCTCGGGTGCCGGCGACTGGACAAACAAAAAGCCCCCGGGGCCGTTGCTTCTGGCCCCGGGGGCTCGGCTTGTGTCCGGTCGCCCGTCAGGTCGTTACTTCAATGGCTCTACCCGGTAACACGACCTCGGGAAGAATTGCAAGTATTTTCCCCAGTCGGTAACACCACGGCTTGTGTCTCGGCCGAGAAATGTGCCTTCAGGTCGTGGCCCATGTATGCGCCGTCTCTGAAGTTAATCGCGATCTGCCCCGTCCAGCCGCCGTCGATCAGGAGCTTGATGTGCTGGAGCACGTCGAGAGGGATCGGGGTAACGGAAGTCGCCATCAGGCGAGGCTCCGGACAGGGGTCCAGTGCGCGTCGATGAAGGGACGCATCACTTTCGTCCGCTTCGGATGACAGAGCTTTCGTATCGCTTTCGACTCGATCTGTCGGATCCACGGACGGTCGACCATCAGCCCTTCAGCACCAGGGTCGTCGTGCACCGACACGCCGGATGTGCCGGCGGCGTCATGACGGCTGTCCCATCGGGCAGCGTGAACGGCTCATCGAGCCCGACGAGCGCATGCTCCGCCATCGGCAAGCAGATCTCCTCGTCGAGGCGATCGTCATCGGTAACGAGCCACTTCCGCCGCGCCGTCTCGTCGATCGAGCCTTCCTCACGCGCCTGCACCCACTGTTCCCGCTGCCCCTGATTCGCGGCCGCGATCGACTCCGTGCGCCCGATCAACTCCGCGCGCTTGCGCAGCGTGCGGCGCGCGTACTTGTCGGTCATGCGTTGGACCTGATCCTCCGGCCGGCCCTCGTCGAGCAGCTCACGCCGATACGCATGCACCGCGTTGACCTGGCGCTGCGTCAACCCGAGCCCGGCGTCGAGCACCATCTTCGCGGTCTGATTCACCTGGAGCCCTGCCTCGATCGACTGCACGATCGCGGCACGCAGCGCCTCCCGCTGGCTCGACGACACTTCGACCACCAGCGCGACGCCATGGTTCTGCGCCCAGGCGGCGACCCGCGGATTCGTCACGTTGAACCCGATCCCGATGTTGAGCGCGGACGCCGTCGCCTGGCCCGCCGCGATCACGGTCTGCTGCAAGATCGGCGGGAGCGAGTCGAGCAGCTCCGCCTCGCCGACCTCCGACCAGCGGATCGCACCGATCGCGCGATCGATGTCCCCCACAGACAGCGCCGCCTCCAGCGCAGCGCGGTCCGCCTCGCTGCGCGTCTTCGTCACCGCAGCAATGAACGCGTTCCGGAGTCGAGGATCCGCGGCATCGGCAACGGCGTGCAGGGCCCGGACGACCGAGTCGTTCGACGCCCAGGTCTCCGACGCCCAGGACTCGACGGCCCGATGAAGGTCGCGCTTCGCCGTACGCAGATCACGCGCGAGAAGATCCCCGACGTGATCCGCGATGATCCGAGCTGGCGGAAGAGCCCGCTGCTGCCGCGCCTGGAACATGTGCGCTCGTCGCTGCTTCAGGTTCGGCGGCACGTTCCCGTTGCCGTTGCCGTTGCCGTTGCCGTTCCCGTTGCCGTTCCCGTTCGCCGGCATCGCCATCGGATCGAAGGCCGGCGCCAGCTCGCTCTTGAACATGTCGCCCTCGTCCCCGAGCGCCTCCATCCCGACGACCTCGCGCGCCTCGTTCTTCGTGAGCAGATCCGCTTCGTACCCCTGCACCGCCCACTTCCGCCGCGTGTCCTGGTTCTCCTGGAGCGCCTCGACCATCCCCGTGTCGAACACGATGCGGAGATCGTCCCCGAACTCCGCGGCGAGATCCACCGTCAGCAGCTCGCCAAGATCCGCGCAGAGCGGCGCGAGCGTCTCCTGCCAGAACGACTTCCGGTATTCCTTCGCATTGCTGTACGTCGCATGCTCCAGCCCGACCAGGGCCCCGACCACGACGGCCGGCACGCCGATGACGCCGCAGATCCTCGACTCCGTCAGTCCGAAGATCGGCGCGATGTCGAGGCGCTCGATCTTCGCGGCGATCTGCTGATAGGTAACATCGCCGTCGAGGATCGAGACGTCGTGCCAGTTGCCGACCGGCCGTCCCCCGAACCAGCCGCCGACCATCTCGCCGATCCAGCCCAGCGTGCTGCGACGCGCCGGGCCCGCATGCTGTTCCTTCCAGAGCGCCTTCAACCGCTCACGCTCCTCGGACGGCACCTTGCCCTTGAACGTGAGCACGCCAGCCGGCACGCCAGCGTTGTAGAAGAACGCGCGCACGAACTCGACACCCTGGTTGTCGAGGTCGCCGAGGCTCGCCAGCACCGAGATCGGCGAGATCCCGTAGTAGTCGTTGAGCGGATCCGGCGCCCACATCTTTTGAATCATGTCCGCCGGCTCGATCGGGATCTTCCGCTCGTTGCCCTCGACCGCGTACTCGTAGCCCTCGACGCGGCCGTTCTGCCCAGGCTTCACACGCACGCGATCAGGACGCAACGGCCACAGCTCCACGACGTTGCGCCGCTCCGCGCGCACCTTGTGCAGGTACCCGTTCCCGCCGCAATAGAGATACGTGATGTACCGCTGCAACATCGCCGTGCGGGACTTGTCGGCCGGGTTCGGCTTGTCGAGCAAGCGCCGGAGCGGATGATTCCGCTCGACGTCGATCAGCGTCCCATCTGCCTGCTCACGTGCGACCCGCAACGGCGGCTCGCACAACGACGTCGCGATCTCGTTGATGCACGCGCACACGAGCGCGTTCCGTCGGAATCCGCTGTCGGCGAGCAGACGATAGTTGTCCGGATGCGGCAGCGGCCGCCCCTGCTGCCACGTCGGGACGGAGCGAGCCACGACCGAATCCGCCCTCGGCGTCATCCCCATTGCGCGCGCGAACCGTTCCATCAGCCCCATGGCCTACTCCTTCTCGCCGCCCTCGGCGGAGACGGCCGCCGTCGACGGCGTGCTCGTGCAGTCCAGAGCGAATAGGCCGCAGTCGCACACTAGCGGCGGTAACTGTCCCCGGAGCGTCACGCACTCCGCCCCGTACATCGCACGATGCACGTAGCCTCGATGATCCAGCGGAATCACCGCGACGTCTCCGCTGAGATAGCGCGTCTTCACGTGAGCCCGAGTCCAGGTCAGAGTCACGAGAACGTCACCGTGGTAGTCGCGCTCGCCGTCGCCGTCGAGGATGACGACCACGTGTACGACATGCTCGGGTGATACCGGACGCTGACGACCCGAGGCTGCGGCCGCCGGATCTCCAGCCGCACCTTCTCCGCCTCGTCCGCGGCCGCGTTGATCAGCTTCATCCGCTCGGGGTCGCCGCCCTTGTCGGGATGATGCCGCGCCGCCAGCACCCGACGATGGCGCGCCACGGCGCCCTTCCACTGGTCGAGGACACGCTGCGCGTGCGCCTGAGACGAGCAGAGCGCGAAGTCCGGCGGCGCGATCTCCAGAACGGCGCAGACGTCGGCGAGCGTCACCGCTTCCTCCCCGGATGCATCGGCTGTCGGTACGCCGCCGGCTTCCCCGTCGAGATCGTCGGAGGCTCGGGCGGACGCGGTGCCGAGGGCTGCGCGACTTGCTCCGTCAGCCCGTGCCGCGAGGCTACGGTGTGCGCCGCCGCGATCAACCAGCCCGCGATCGCCCGCGGCTCGATCGGCCCGAAGCCACCGTTGATGCCCTCGGCGAACACGCTCGCGACCCAGAACTTCTCCGGCTGACCCGGCACCTCGGCGATGTACGTCGTCACCGCCAGCACGCCAGAGTCCGGGAGAAGTTGGGGACGATCGAAGCGACGACGAAGAAAGTCGAGCAAGCGAGCAGCGAGGTGGGTCATACGGACTCCTGGACGAGCCCGTGCTTACACCAGCACGTCGCATGCTCCGCGTTCACGTGCGCCCGCACATCCGCCCTCGTCTCGAAGGTCCGAGGACACCACGGACAGGCATGCATCAGATTCCCCTCCGTGCCAGCAACCCCGCGATCACCAACCACGGGATCGAGGTCTGAGGCAACGCTGCCGGGAAGTGCCCCATCGCACACACGAGCGCCGCAACCATCGCCCCAGTCACCGGATCACCG